TTTATGTTCTTATCTCGCCCGATCTTTGATCGGAATAAAGCGAGATTCATTTTGGCGGTTGTGACCGCAAGTGACCATGCCCGAGGAACGAGGAATAGCATGGCGCACATTTTATTCGCCTGTGGTGGGGGTGGGTGGGTGGAACCACAGGCGAATTTTTTGGGGGCAACTTGCGCTGCCCCTTGTTTGTTAAGCTCTGAGCTTTGCGCGTTTGCGCTCTGCGCGTTTACGCTCGAAAGTTTCACGGCGTTTTTTGTAACCTTCGTCCAAAGCGTTTTGCAATATGCGGTCGGCTTCGTAATCGTCGCCATTGATGATGTCAACAATATGCTGATGAAATTGGCGTTGTTCGCGGACGAATTGGGGGACTTGGATTAGTTCGTCATTTTGAGCGATCAAGGCTTTGACTGTTTCGATCAGTTCTTTCTTGGTCATGTTTTCGGGGTTTTTCATATCGTCACCTTTTAGAAAAGAAGTGATGGGGCAGCTTGCGCCGCCCCTTGTTGTTGTTACTTGCGTTTGGCAAGGAAAGCTGCGGTTGCTGCAACGCCTGTTGGCTTGCGTCCGCCTGTTTCTTTCGGGACATATTTAAAGCCCTGCGTGGTGAGAAAGTTTTTGCGCGTGATGTCGCGCAACATGAGCAACTGATTGACGTTGGTTGTTTTTTCGTCGATCTTGCGGTCAAGGTCTTCCATCTCCTCATCAAAGGTTGCCTTGTTTTTGTTTTCTTCAAGGATAACCTTGTCGGCTTCGTGGGTGCTTAACTGGTCTTGCTGATAGGGCAACATGAAATCTACCATTCGGCAAAGCTGCGATGCAATGTTGCGGCCTTGGTATTCGTCGCCACCTGCAAAACACTGCGTTAAAGCCTCGCAAGCTTCTTGCCCGATGCGGCGCTGTACGTTTACATCAATAATCATTTCGTCTGAGGCAACGTTGATGCTACCGTCTGCGTTGTGCGTTTCTACATTCAATTTAGCCATGATCTTAACTCCTATATCTAGATCGGTTGCTGTTTTTCTTCGATTTGGCTTGACCCAAAGTCGGGGGTGGCCGCAGGTTCGTCTTAAAGCATCGGCCTTGGCTGCACAGCAACGCGCAAGCGTTGCCACTAAACAGGGCGCAGCACAACTAAAACGCAGCTTCCAAGCTCAACCTGATTTGCGGAAGGTTCATACACCACCGTCTGCCCGACTCACACACGCCAAGACAAGCCAAGAAGCACAACATGAGGGATAGCAGACGGAACACTAAGAATGTATGAAAGCCGCCAATCTGGTTTAGCTTGGCAAGCCGTATTTTCGCAAGAAAATTCATTATTGTTTGTTTTGTTTGTTTGATCTTTTTAAAGGTCATTTGGTCAAGCTTAACAAGCTTGTCCCTCGGAAGAGCTAACGGAGTGACATGATTGGAACAATCATTCTTGTACACTGCATCAAGCAATGAACTGTGAATAGCGTATCGCCTATCCTCACTAGGCCAATGCGATACTCACGGCCCACAGGCCGCAGAGACACCCTAGTGGCTCTGTCTTTGATGAGTAGCGCGGTTTTGCAAAGAAGAGAGCGAAGCACAATTAAATGCAAAATTGCCCCAAACTACGTCAATGCTTTTGGCAAGGTGTGACCCCACGTAATTTACAAGGTTACGTTACGTCACTATTGACAGAGATGCTTGAGATAAGGCTTAGATGGGGGGGAGAGAGGGAGAGGGGGGGCAAAGGAAGGATCAATCAATGAATGATATTTCAACTAAGAAGCTGACTGATAAACAGACCGCACTGGTTGACACCATCGTAGCAAGAGGATGCACCATTAAGGAAGCGGCTGAGATTGCTGGATACAGTTCGGGCGAGTCTGGAAGAGTGACTGCTTGCAAGACAATGAAGTTGCCTCATGTGCAACAGTACTTGATGCAGAGGATGAATGAGGAATTTGGATTAAGTGCTACATTGGCAGCAGGGACAGTGAGAAGGTTGGCAACAAGTGCTAAGTCTGAGTATGTCCAGTTGGAAGCCAGTAAGGATTTGCTAGATCGTGCAGGGTATAAACCTATTGATCGTTCTCAAGTGCAGGTGGCAGGTGATATCCGTGTGTCTATTGACCTTGGTTGATCTTCGCTGCATTTGCCAGAAAAAGACCTGCAATGCTTGACGCTTAGGTAGGGGGGTGGGGGAAAAGTTGCGGTTGAGAATTGTAAGGGGGTGTCCCACTCACATTATTTCTTCTCAGAGCTTGCCCACGAATGTGGGCTAATTTGTGCATTGTCAAAAATATTTTTATCTGCATAAGGTTCTGGCATGAGTAGATTTGACCGTAATCCCGAGAAGCAGCCAGAGAGGGCTGACATGACTGTCGCCAAGGCAGCGCTCAAGAGTGGTGGATACTTAAGGAAGAAGAAGGATGAGGAAGGAACATAAGAGCAAGACTGGTGGTTTGACTGCTGCGGGTCGCGCTCACTTTAAGCGCAAGGAGGGGGCTAATCTAAAGCCGCCTGTTCCCAAGGGTACAAATCCTCGTCGTGTTTCTTTTGCTGCTCGGTTTGCAGGGATGAAGGGGCCGATGAAAGATGAGAAGGGTCGCCCGACTCGAAAGGCGTTGGCATTAAAGAAGTGGGGCTTTGGCTCTGTGGAAGCGGCTCGTAACTTTGCAAAGAGGCATAAGAAGTCATAATGCCTAGTAGTAAGAATTATGTCCGCGATTACTCTATGTCTGGTGAGGGCAAATACGACAAGTCTCCTAAACGGATGGAAGACAACAGGGCGAGGAAGAAAGCTCGTTATAAGTTAGAGAAGTCTGGCAAGGCCAAGCGGAATGATGGCAAGGATGTAGACCACAAGAACGGCAATCCGCGAGACAACTCTTCTAAGAATTTGCGTTCTATAGCTAGGGCGGCTAATCGGTCTATTAAAAGGAACGCTAAAGCAGGAAAGGCTTAATTATGTGTGCAGGTGGTAAAAGCGCAGAGGACTACTATAAGGAAATGAAGGTTGACTACGGCCCTCTTCCTTCTTTGCTTCAAAGCAAGATTAAGCGTGGCAAGAACGCCTTGAAGGATGTCCCGAAGCCAAGCGGCGGCGTAAGCCAGTCTTCAATGCTTACAGCGCTAAAGAGTAAATACTGATGCCTAATCCGCAAAAGCCAGAAGATCGTTTTAATTACCGATATACTGTTTTGACCGATGCGGCTGATGCCATTGAAAATGAGCTTAAAGGTAAATATCCTTATAAGGCCAAGCGGCTTTTTGTAAGATACTTTAAAGGCAAAAAGTTTGAAGATGACATGGAGGCGGCGAGAAAGTCTGGTCAAAGAACTATAACTGCTCGTCATCATTCTTTGTTGCAGCGAATAAAAAAAATGGAACGGCAGATGTTTAAGTCTGACGCTAGACAGCAAGAGGCTGACCAAGATAAAATACCATAGGGAGGAATCATGGCTTTTTACATTGCACACACAAACGAACTCTGGACTGGCGAAACCCATACAATTGCAGGGGTTCATTACACTGGCAAGACGCGCATGGCTGATGCCAAGCGTTTAGTTGAAGGGCCAGAGCCAGTGAGGGCGCGAACAACCAAGGGATCGTACAAGGCTGACAACCCTTCTACGCCTGACATTGATGAATCGAAAGCTGCGCCTAAAAAGAAAAGGAAGAAGAAAAATGCCTAAAGTCGGCACCAAGACTTTTCCCTATACTCCGCAGGGCATGAAGGCCGCTAGGAAATATGCCCGACAAAAGAACCAAGGCCGAGAGGCAAGTGGGCTACCTCGAATTAGTATTGAAGCGCCTGTCACTAAGTCTGGTCTAAAGAGAATAGCAAAAGAGCAAAAGTATGGCGGTAAATGAAGCAGGTAATTATACCAAACCCAAGATGCGGAAGTCTTTGTTCAACAGGATAAAGGCCGCAAATGTTCAAGGCACTGCGGCAGGTAAGTGGTCTGCGCGTAAGGCTCAACTCTTAGCAAAACGATACAAAGCAGCAGGTGGAGGATATAGGTAATGAGAATACAATTCTTTAGCATAGGCATGATGGTATCAATCGTGACTGAACTTCAACTTCGATCAATTAATTTTGAGTGCAAGGTTGATGATCTAGGCTGTGGAGAAATCTTTTTGCAAGAAATTAGGTCGCATGAAGTCCTCGCAAAAATCGCTGCTTAAGTGGGGAAAGCAGAAGTGGCGCACTAAGTCTGGCAAGAAGTCTAGTGAGACTGGTGAGCGTTACCTTCCTTCTAAGGCTATCGCTGCTCTTAGTGATTCTGAATATGCAGCTACAACCAGAGCTAAACGAAAGGGCAAGGCTTCGGGCAAGCAGTTTGTGGCTCAACCGAAAGCAATTGCTGACAAAGTAAGAAAGTACAGAACATGACATTTGATAAAGAAGTTCAGATATGGCGATTTAAGCAGATGGCTAAAGCCATAATGAAGTCAGATGACTACCATGAACAAGTTAAAATGATTGAGGCTATGTATGAAGAAACAAAGCCATCAATCGGTCGCCCACTTCAAGAGATTCTTAAATGAGCTTCACTTCTACGATTACTCAGCAAGATCGCGATATGCTTCGCGGCATTGTTCGCAAGGTTCATCTATCAAGCGTCATTGCAAAGTTCGGACAGCACTTTGTTACAGACCATGAGTGCGACAAGCTCATTGACAGCATTGCGCCAGAGGTGGTCGAAGATATGATCCGCTTTGGAGTGAACAAAGGACTTAGATGATAGACTTCAAATACAAGCCAGATGGAGAAGTCCTTAAAGTATTTATGAAGGACGATACATTCTTTCGTGGCATAAGAGGGCCAGTTGGTTCTGGCAAGTCAGTTGGTTGTTGTGTAGAAGTGTTTCGCCGCGCAATCCAACAGGGCAAAGGGCCAGATGGAATCCGCAAAAGCCGATGGGCAATCATTCGTAATACCAATCCCCAACTTAGAACCACCACCATCAAGACATGGCTTGACTGGTTTCCAGAATCAGATTGGGGCAAGTTTACTTGGTCAGTGCCATATACGCATCACATCAAGAAGGGCGACATTGACCTTGAGGTTATCTTCTTAGCTTTAGACCGCCCCGAAGATGTAAAGAAACTGCTATCTTTAGAACTGACTGGCGTTTGGATTAATGAAGCTAGAGAAATTGCCAAGAGCATTATTGACGCTTGCACTATGCGTGTGGGCCGCTTTCCTTCTATGCGTGATGGTGGGCCTACTTGGACTGGCGTTATTGCTGACACCAATGCTCCCGAAGAAGATCACTGGTGGCCGATTATGGCAGGTGAAGTTCCAATCCCAGATCATATACCGCGTGAGCAAGCTAAGATGTTGGTTAAACCAGACAACTGGTCTTTCTATACGCAGCCCTGTGGTATGGTTGAGAAGAAGGGTGAAGAGGGCGAGATAGAAGACTACGAGCCAAATCCCAAGGCTGAAAACACCAAGAATATGTTGAAGAGTTATTATCCAAACTTGATAAGGGGTAAGACTAAATCATGGATAGATGTGTATGTGATGAACCGCTTGGGCCACATTCAAGATGGGAAACCTGTCTATCCGATGTTCGCAGCAGAAGTACACGTTGCAAAAGAAGAAATACCAGTAGCCGCAAATTCCCCAGTCTATGTTGGCGTGGACTTTGGCTTGACCCCTGCGGCAGTGCTTGGACAAAAGGTTCGAGGGCGATGGTTTATTCAATCCGAAATTGTGGCGGTAGACATGGGCATCGTGCGTTTTGCCGAAGTTCTTAGAAACGAGCTAGCTATAAGATTCGCGGCAGCGTCAGAGGTAATAATCTATGGCGATCCCGCAGGTGATTTTCGCGCACAGACTGATGAATCTACTCCATTTCACATCTTGCGCGGAGCAGGTTTGAGGGCGTTCCCTGCGCCCTCCAACTCCGTTGACCTTCGGCTTGAGTCAGTCTCCTCCCAATTGACTAAGATGGTCGAAGGTAAACCTGCTTTATTAATTGACCGTAGATGTCCACAGTTAATCAAAGGCTTTGAGGGCGGCTATGCGTACAAGCGCATGGAGGTTTCTGGCGAAAGGTACGCAGATAAGCCAGACAAGAATATGTTCAGCCACGTTCACGATGCTGCACAGTACCTTTTCTTGGGCGCAGGTGAAGGCCGAGCGCTTATGAATACACAGAAACCTGCAAAGGTATCTGTTGCAAAGCGCAGCTTTGATGTCTTTTCTAAGCAGTCACGCCCTAAGAGGCAGGGGTTTTGGGCAAGAATGTAGTTTGTGCATTGTGATTTATTTGTTTCTGTGTTTACGAATGTAAAAAACAAAGGAGCTTGTTATGTGTTTCGGGCCTTCAAAAGAAGAGAAGAAAGCTGCTGCTGAACAAAGAGTCGAAGCAGATGCGGCAGAGCAAAAAGTAAAAGAGAGCGCAGCAGCGCAAAAGCGTGAAGACATTCAAGAAGCCCTTGAAGCAAAGACTGAGGGTCAGGGTGGTATGCGCGGTGGCGCAGGTCGCAGATCACTTATGAAAGCAGGTGGGCAAGGGTTTTTAGGTAGGTTTAAATAATGTCTGATGATCCAATTGCAAAAAAGTACATGGAAAAGTACAATAAGGCTAAAGCCTTAAGGGACAATTGGGTTCCGCTTTTTGAAGAGTGCTATGAGTATGCGTTGCCTCAACGAGAGTCATTCTATTATGAAGAAGCAGGTCAGCGCAGAGATGACAAAATCTTTGACGAGACTGCTGTAGTCGGGGTTCAAGAATTTGCTAGCCGCTTACAGTCAGGCATAGTTCCTAACTTTGCGCGATGGGCTGACCTTATGGCAGGAAGCGAAGTTCCCAAAAGCGAAAGAGAAACCGTAGACAATCAGTTAGATGAAGTGACTGAATATGTTTTTGAGGTTTTGCAAAACTCAAATTTCAGCCAAGAAGTACATGAATCCTTTATGGACTTAGCTGTTGGCACTGGTATTCTTTGCGTAGAAGAAGGCGATGCAGTTAATCCTATTAACTTCTCGGCTATCCCACTTCCCCATATAATTCTTGAGAATGGCCCTAATGGGCAGATTGACCACGTTTATCGTGAGCGCAAAAAAGTTAAGTTCGATCATCTTGAGCTAATGTATCCGAAGGGTAAGTTTAGCCCAAAGGTGCAAGCTATGATGGGCAAAGAGCGAGAAACTACCGTTCTTGAGATTGTTTGCAGAGACTACTCCAAAAAGAACGAATACTCCTATCTCCATTACGCTATTTGCCTGACAACAAGCACCTGCTTATACACGAAGGAATTAAGCGGTCTGGGTTCTAATCCATTTGTTTGCTTTCGTTGGGGAAAGTGCGCAGGTGAAGTATATGGACGAGGGCCGTTAATCAATGCGCTAGCTTCCATTAAAACCACTAACCTCACCATTCAGTTAATACTTGAGAACGCTCAAATGTCGATCTCTGGCATATATCAGATGGAAGATGACGGTGTAATCAACCCTGACACGATAAATTTAGTTCCCGGCACAATCATACCGAAAGCTATGGGATCAAGTGGCCTTCAACCTATCCAATCAGCAGGTAGGTTCGATGTCGCGCAGCTTGTTCTTAGCGATATGCGCCATAACATTAAGACTGCACTGTATAATGATATGCTTGGCAAGCCTGATACCACACCTGCAACTGCAACAGAGGTTGCAGAGCGTATGGCAGACCTGTCTCGCAGAATGGGTGCAGCCTTTGGCAGATTGCAAGCAGAGCTAGTTCAGCCAGTATTGCAGCGTGTAATCTACATTCTCAAGAAGCAGGGGCGCATTGAAGTGCCAACAGTCAATGGCAGAGAGGTCAAGGTTCGCTCTGTATCCCCATTGGCTCAAGCCCAAGCAAACCAAGACATTTCTAGTGTAGCAAGATTCCTAGAACTGGTTGGTGGGACGTTTGGCCCTGAGATGTTGCAGCTTCTAATTGACGGCGAACAGACCGCGATTCACCTGTCTAAGAAGTTTGGTGTGCCAGAGAGCTTGATTCGTGATGAAGAACAGCGTAAACAAATAGCTGCATTAGCGCAGCAAATGGCGCAGCAGCAGCAACAGCAGCAGCAACAGGGACAGATGGTTGCCGAACAAGGTTAATATTGGGATAGACGGAATACAGAGACCCTCTGCTAAAGATGTGGAGGTAAGCCACAATATCGCTCATGTATTTAGCTCGCCCACAGGACAGGAAGTTCTGCGTTATCTGCGATCCATTACTATTGAAATGGTAAATGGGCCTAATGTGACTACAGAAGAGTTGCGACATATAGAGGGGCAGCGATATATCGTCGGCCTCATTGAGCAGCGCATCTCACATTCGCATAGGAGTAAGAACAAATGAACGAGACAGTAGCCGAAGCAACAGCCGAAGCAGCTACAGAAGCGCCTACAGAAGAGCGCGATTTTGTTGTAGCAGAAGACAGTCAGCCACAACGACCAGAGTGGTTGCCCGAAAAATACAACACAGGCGAGGACTTAGCTAAAGCATATAAGGAGTTAGAGTCAAAGCTTGGCACAAAGGAAGAGGATATTCGCTCTAAAATAATTGAGGAAATCCAAACTGAGGCTTTTAGTGAAAGGCCCGAAGCGGCAGGTGATTACCAATTACCAGAGAGTATTGACCAAGAAGCTGCTGTAGATAATGAACTGTTACAATGGTGGGCTGAACATTCTTTTGAAAATGGCTTTTCTCAAGAAGAGTTTAATAAAGGCATAGAAATGTACTCTCAAGCTGTTGGCAGCTCACAGCCAGACCTTGAGGGCGAAGCCGCAAAGCTAGGTGAAAACGCAAATGACCGCATACAAGCAGCGTCTATGTTTGCTGATAAGTTCTTCCCTGCCGAAGCAATTCCTGCTGTAGAGCGTATGTGTGAAAGTCATGAAGGAATCCTTGCTCTTGAAGCCGTGATGGAAGCAATGAAGGATGGGTCGTTTATAGCAGAGGCACAGCCAACAGCAGGTCAGACCAAAGAAGAATTAGAGGAGATGATGCGTGACCCAAGATACCATAAAGACCGCGACCCTCACTTCATCAAGCAAGTTACCGAAGGATTCCAAGCCCTTTACCCAAACAGAGGTTAAGATTCTAAAAAGGGGGCGTTACTACATGACCCCCTTTACCTTACGTCATGTTGATGAAGTTGTTGCCAACTTGAGTAAGGAAAATAAAAGAGAGCTTGCTATCTTAGGTCACACTGACGTTGAGCAAGCCATCATTGAAATGTACGAAACATCTGAGTGCTATCTTGTAAGGCGAGAAGGCGAAAGCTTTATAGCTGTTGGGGGTTTGTTTTTTACTGAAGATCAAGACTTCCCTCAAATGTTCTGCATGTTTTCAAATAAAATAAAAGAAAACTTCACTATGCTAGCGCGTGGATCAAGGATGTTGGTTAACTTCTTTGACAAGACTCAACCTAACATGACTATGACTATCCTAGCCGATTATGAGGGAATATTGCAGTGGGCAGCTTGGCTTGGCTTTGAACCTGTTGGCATTTCAGTGCTAGGAGAAAACAAGTATGTTGAATTTGTGCGTTGCAATCCGAATAAAAAGAATGTTTACGATAGCCCATTACGGCCCATAATGCACTGAAAGGCCCGAAAGGATACCCTTATTGAAGTGCGAGAGTGGACACCCGTTGTAAACCGTAACTTCAATTAGGACTGTGAAAATGGCTAATACAATTGACCAAGCCTTTATCAAGCAGTTTGAAACCGAAGTTCACATGGCGTATCAGCGTATGGGTTCTAAACTACGGAACACTGTTCGCTCTACGAATGTGACTGGTTCAACTGCTCGTTTCCAAGTAATCGGAAAAGGCACAGCCAATACGAAATCTCGTAACGGCAACGTAACCCCAATGGAATTGGCGCATACAAACGTCGAAGTCACTATGGCTGACTACTATGCACCAGAGTACATTGATAAATTGGACGAGTTGAAAATCAACATCAACGAGCGTCAAGCTGTAGCTCAATCTGCTGCTGCTGCGCTTGGTCGTAAGACAGATGAGATTCTAACAACTGCTCTTGATGCAGGTGCTAACTCAACTCAAGTCCACGACACTGGCTCTGCTTTGGCAAAGGCTGATCTGCTTTCTCTCTTCGAGACTGTAGGCAATGCTGACATGCCAGAGGACGGACAGCGCTTCTTGGCGATGTCTCCTGCAGGATTTGCTGATCTGTATAACATTACAGAGTTTGCATCTTCTGATTTCGTTGGCGATCAAAACCTGCCATTCGCAGGTGGCATCACCATGAAAGAGTTCTTGGGCTTTAAAATCTTCTCAACGTCTGCGGTTGCAGGTGGCAAAAACTTTGCTTACCACACAAACGCTGTTGGCCTTGGCATCAATGCTGATGTTCAAACTGAGGTCAACTATGTTGCAGAAAAAGTCTCACACCTCGCAACCTCTATGATGTCAATGGGTGCTGTCGTTATTGATGACGATGGTGTCTATGAAGTCTTAGACAATAACTAAGGAGAGTAGAACATGGCTTATGCAGCAAGTGGACTAGCTCGAATTGGTGGTGACTCAAACGGAAGTTTGTGGATGTATTCAACTGCGGATACAATCGCAACTGTAAATACATCAGGTTACTTTAACAGCGCAGCAGGTATGCTCTCTGTTCGTGACCTGATTATTGTTTGCGACACAAATGCACCAACAACCAACTTTGTTAATGTTCTCTCGAACACTGGCACTGTAGTCGATGTTTCAAACGGCACAGCCGTTGTTGAAACAGACGGCGATTAATAAAGGGATGGGGGCTTAGGCCCCCATACTGCCATGCCAGATTATGCAAACACAGCGATTAAGATTTGTTCACGCGCATCATTGCTTATAGGCGGTGATGCGATTCAATCATTTACAGATGGGACTGCTGAGTCTTCTGTCGCAGATGCGATTTATGAAGATATAGCGCGGTCTTCTCTTACAAACACACGATGGAGATTTGCGACTAATCAGGCGGTGCTTAACAGGTTATCAACAGCCCCAACAGGACGTTGGGATGCTGCATATCAAATGCCATCTGGCACACTGATGCTTAATGCAATCACTGTAGAGGAACAGGCAATTGAGTATGATACGTATGGCGATAAGGTTTACTGCGATGCTGTATCTACAGATGAAGTTATTGCGGATTACATCTTTAGAGCAGAAGAGGTCAATTGGCCTCCTTACTTTACTCTTGCCGTTGAGTTTGCTGTTGCTAGCGTATTTGCAATATCTTTAGCAAGGGATGCACAGCTTGGCACTGCAATGGAAAACAGAGCAGAGCGTCAGCTTATCAAGGCGCGTAGGCTTGACTCACAGCAACAAACAACACGCAAGCTAAACACTTCGAGGTTCATTGCTGAAAGGCGCAGCTAATGCAAAAGATTAGAGTACCAGTTAGCAGCTTTCAGTTTGGTGAAGTAAGTGATTCCCTCATTATGAGGACTGATACTGCTGTTTATAATGCGTCAGCACAAAGGCTTGAGAACATGGTCGTTATGGCAGAAGGCTCTGTCAAAAAACGCTATGGCATGAAGCACATCTACGATTACAGCATTACTTATAGCTCAAGCAATCCAGAGCAATCTCACCTTTATCCGTTTGTCTTCGATGAAAACGAAGAATACATCATTTCGATAGAACACCAGAAAGTAAGGTGCTTTCGCCTAATAAATGGTTCGGATACGGTTTCTCTTGTTGCAACGATTACATCAGACACAAGCAGCGCTGCACTTCCCTTCGATCAAGCTTATCTAAAGGAATACACCACAGCGCAGTATGGCGATGTAATGTTTGTCTGTCACCCACTCTTTGCGCCAAGAATGATAACGCGCACAAGCTTAACTGCATTTGAGGTATCAACATATAGTTTTGATGTTAGGGCTGATAACAAGCAAACTTATCAGCCATATTCCAAGTTTCAGTCTCATGGTGTTACCCTTAACCCATCAGCCACAAGCGGAAGCGGAATAACACTTACAACAAGTGCAGCTTATTGGGATATAACTGGCTCTCAAAGTGGCGGCAACTATCCTAGTTCACTTCATGTCGGGACTGTTATTAGGTATGGAAAAAGCGAGATAACAATTACAAGTGTTCAGTCTGCAACTCAAGCAACAGGTAATGTTGTAGATGAGCTTAAAATTAGGCTTTCTGTCCTTAATCCATTAAGAACTATTGACGGCAGCACAACGGTTGAAGTCACACATATTGCTCATGGCTTTGGGGGTGGTGAGTCAATTACCCTGTCAGAAGCGTCTGCCACGGGTGGGGTAAATACATCAAACTTAAATGGTGCAAGAACCGTTGGCACTATTATTGATGAAAATACATACACTATAACAGCAGGTGGTTCTGCCTCTAGCGCCGAAGATGGCGGTGGATATGTGAAAGTTACAACTCATGCGCCAACAGACCGATGGGATGAACAGGCTTGGTCTGCAAAACGTGGATACCCTGCGGCGGTAGAGTTCCATGAAAACCGTCTTTGCTTTGGTGGGACAATAGCAGAGCCAGATAACATTTGGATGTCTCAGATTGGTGAGTTCTTTAACTTTGATGTAAGTGATGCAGAGGATTCAGATTCTATTTCTATGGTCGCCGCCACAGGGGAAGTTAATGAGATTAGATACCTTGTTTCAAACAGGGACTTGCAGGTCTTCACTGCATCTAATGAACTTTACATCCCGACCTATCTAAACCAAGCAATCACGCCAACCAACGCTCAGATACGAAAGCAAACACCATATGGTGCGGAACACGTTGAGCCTATGTCCATAGACGGCGCAACGATCTTTGTGCAGAATAATGGAAAGATTGTTAGGGAGTATATCTACACAGATACAGAGGAAGCTTACACCGCTACATCTATCTCAACTATATCATCGCACCTCATTGATGAACCAAAATATTTAGCTGTTGTTCATAGCGGCTTTGGCTTGCCTGACTCATATGCTGCTTTAACCCTCTCTAATGGAGACATAACTTTGTTTTCATCTAACAGGGCAGAAAAAAGAGCATCATGGTCAAGAGTCACAACAAATGGAAACTTTGGTTCAATCTGCTCAATAGAAGACAGGCTCTTTGTTAATGCTTACGACTCAGAGAACAAGCTGCAACTGTGTGAGTTTAGGGGTGATATTGGTTTGGATTTCTATATTTATGGGGCAATAGCTTCAAACAAAGTTGATGTAAGCGCCCTCTACAGCCAGAACGATGTTGTAGATGTCATTGCTACAGATGGCACAACGCTATCATCACTTGGTCAGTTTACTGTCAACAGCAACGATAAAGTTGACCTAACGTCTTACGCAGGTCATGGTTACACGCATATCTATACTGGCAAGAAGTTTACAGCCAAGATTGTAACAAATCCCATTGACGCTGGGGCAGGTAATGGCCCAAGCACAGGTGAAATTCGCGGCATAACCAATGTGGTTGTTGATATGAAAAACACTAGATCGGCTAAAATAAACAGTAGGCCGCTTGTTACAACAGCAGCGTTTACTGGAAAAAAAGAGTTTAGGTTACTAGGTTACAATCGAAACCCACAGGTAACTATTGAACAGGATCACCCCCTTGACATGCAGATCAATGGGTTAGTAGCGGAGTTAATATTATGAGCGCTCAATTAGCATTAGGCTTAATGCAAGCCGCAGGTTCGTTGATCCAAGGAATAGGCGCATATCAAACGGCAAAGCTTGAGAAGTTTAATGTTGATACTGAATCTCAGCTTGCAAATGCGCAGGGGATACAGACACGCACAGCAACAATAGAAGCATTTAAGACCGCTATTTCAAGCGCAGACGCTTTGTATAGCAAGTTTGGTCGTGATGTATCCGATCCATCTGCAATGGCACAAAAAGAAGCTGACAAAGAAACCGTTGGCAGTGACATCTCAGATGTCGCAATTATGGCAAGAATAAATCAGCTTGCCTTAAAACAACAGGGCGCAGCCACAATGAGAAAAGGTCGAGAAAGCCTCTATTCCTCAGTAATAGAAGCCGCAACGACTGGTGGTGAAGCCTACTTTGATTGGAAGAAGACTACATAATGGCTATTGTAAGACAGACAAAAAGATTTGGGATTGCACCTATTGGTGTTACCAGAGTTCCAGTTGCAGGGCAGCAAATTGGTCAGGCTGTAAAAGAGTCAGCCGCCAAAATGAGAGCCAGAGCTTTTGAGTCTGAAAGAGACAAGGCTATTGAGGCAGGTGAGCTACAAGCCGCAGAGCTTGGGATTAATGAAATACTCTCCTTTGACCCAGACACCAAAAAGCCAATTGCTTCTCAGCAAGCAGATCATATGGGAGAGTTTCGGAAAAACGCTTTTGAGCGAGTTCTTCTTCAACGCTTTCAAACATCTGTAAACGATCAAATAGCAGCAAAAGCTAATGAGATTGCGCAAAAAGTTTCTGTTGAGGGCAATGCCCCAGAACTGTTTGAGAAGACGTTTAATTCTTATTTAGAAGGTATTGGTCAAGACGCGTCTGGTTATTACAAGCAAGTTATTGTTGATGCAGGGGCATCAGCAAGAACCAGAGGTGAAAGCCAACTTGAAGTTTTGCGCATCCAAAAGATGCAGGAAGAAGCAAGGCTTGCTTACTCTCGGCTTTTAGGTGACTTTTATGAGTCGGCTTATAACTCAGGTGCAAGCGGCGATGGAGACTTTCATGAGTTTTATCAAACGCAAACCTCAGTTGGCACAAAGTTTGAGGACTTCAAAACGCTAGGAATTGCGACTGACAATAAGTCTATAGAAGAGTTTAAAGCAGCAAAAACAGCTTTCCTTAAAGGGAGAATCTCAACCGCGCTAAAGCAGCCAGAAGTCGCAGAGTTTTCGACAATGATACAAACCTACTTTCAAGTAGGTGGCAGCAAAGCAATAATGGACATATTGCCACAAAAGGCTCAACACGCGCTAACTCAAGTTATGCTGTTGTCTGATGAATTTACACAGGCAGACTTTGTTTCTCTTTCTGCTGATTTAAATACAGAATTTGGCGCGGCTTCAAATGTCGGCGCAGTATTTGCCCAACAAAGAAAGAATGAGGAAGCGCGAATAACTGCTGAACGAGAAGCTTTTGTTGCCAACCTTAAGCAGCAAGTTTTTGAGAACACTCAAATATTTGAAGATACATCAGCCGAAGCTTACATCAAGGGCAGAAATTTTACTCCGATGGAAGTAAAAAGCATTATGGCGCAAATGGATACTCTGCTTGATGAGGCTGCTTATTATCGGGCCGACATTGGTGCTGATGCTTTTGGTAAGTTAAAGGCATCAGTAATAGAACAGAAAGAACAGCTTGCCGCAGGTCTTATGTCTCAATTGCTTTCTTCGCCTAGAAAGCCAAAGAAAGGGCCAACAAAAGGTGGTGTTAGCCACACTGCATTGAATAAAGAGCAGATTTCTTTTCTGATTGATGGGATTGATGACCCAAAGGTTCTTTTTAGCATACTGCCAAAAGAACACGCTAATCTGTATTTTGACCTTATGATGGAAAACCCAACTCCATTTAAGGATATTCTAACTGGTCGCAAAAAAATAGCTACAACTGTAGAGCAAAATAAAAAAGCTGCACTTTCGTTGGCTATGGATCGGCAGCAGACATCCACTTTGCAAAGTATAAAGCTAAACACAACATCGTTGTTTGACGCAGAAGAAATCGCAAAGAAATTTAAAGAAACATTTGGCTCAGAAAAGTTAATTGGGACTGAGTATCAAAGCGCTTGGAAACAAATCTCAGGCGCAATAACCACTAAAAAGAATGAAGCTAGCATTGAAGTTTTTAAAACCAATGCGTCAGGTCTTGTAGGTCAAGCTAACTCTGGCGCTATAAAATTTGAAGATGTTGGAAAAGCTTTAGTAAGGGAGGGAGATGCAGTTGGGGCTAGTATAGATGTATTAACCTCACAGGCGCAAAAAATTGTTGATAATTATGCTGACTCTCAATTGAGAAAAACATTAGGGGGTCTTTCTCAAAACCCAAGCGAAAAATTAGAATCTTTACAAAGACTAGAAAGCTTTTTCTTAGGGGATACTACAATAGAGCTTACACAAAAAGAAAAATTAGTTGCTGACGCTGTAAATAAAGCTCAATTAAACATTAAAGGTACTCCTGTTCAGTTTAATAAAAAGCAAATTACATCTGTTCTCTCAGGTCTTGCTTCAAACGAAAGCGCAAATATTGACGCAGCACAAAAAGCGCGTAGAAAAAATGAGTTAGAAGGTAAAATCAAAGGTCAAACACCATTTACTTTTGACCAGTTAAAAGACCCAAGGACTATTACAAGCACAGCTATTGAGATGTTTGGCTTTAATCCAAGTGACTTTCCTGATTTATACACAATGTCAGGCGCAGAGATTTTAGAAATTGAAGGCATAGGCGATTTCTTAACTTACTCTAAGGGCAATCCGTATTTTCCTAATATGCTTATTGTCGATTCTGCAAAAAGCCTTCTTAGTGGTCAGTTAAGTGACCAACAGGCAGAAAACTTTGCTATGCACTTAAGGGAAGAGTTCTTTTTTCTTCAAGATGGAAGGTTAAAAGTTAAACCTGCATACTTGGGTATTGATAGCAATCTAAGCCAAGAAGATATAGCCAAGCTCAAAGTGTTCTCAATGGCTGATTTAGTGTCGGCATCTTATCAAGGTGGTGTTGGCAGGTTTATAAATGAAGCTTTAATTGCAAAAAGCTTAAATAAAGATCAATTTAACGCCATAACTGGTTTTGAAGATGCCTCATCTATGGCGCTAGCCGCAGGTATTCCATCTCAATTAATTCCTAGTATTACCCCTGTTATTGAGGCTGCGGTTACAGCAAATCAAATCGGGGGTAATAATTGGGAAAAAATTACTAAAGGCATTTATGAAGCAGGGTTTGTAGAAAATCCTAATGCTTATTCAATCTTTACTGGCGGCAGTGAGTTTACAGCCCTTGATTGGACTGACTACTTTAGCGCAGATGACAAGGCAAAGTTTGATAGGTTTGTAGCGCAAAAGATTCAGAATGTTAATATTTTGAACATAGGCCAAGAAAGGCTTGCAAAATATTATCCAAACTCAAAAGTTACCGTGACCCAAATGAGGCACGATCCCGACATATATCCGCTTCAAACATTTAAGGATTTATATGGCAACTTAACTAATCACTTGGCTGAATTAGACCAAGTTGATCGTGTTTTCTATGGCCCTCACCCATCTAGCGATGCCGCAAACCCCATATGGATGCTGTTTAGAATGAGGCAGGATGGAAGTGTTGACGAGGTTTCTGGCTCTGCTTTTGGCCTTAACGATTTAAAAGCATCTTTCGAGGCTGAACTTACCGATACTGACCAACGGATTTATGGAGTTGGAGAACAGCCAGAAGTATATACTGAGTCTGGGGCTGAAGAAACAAATCTAGGTCAATTGGAGCAACAGTTAATAACTGAATTTGGCGAAGAAAATTACAAAAATGCTGTAGAAAGCGTTGGAACTGGGAACGTGCAAGCTCTTGTAAGCGAGTTGCAAGACCTCTCAGGAACAGCGCCCGAAACAAAATCATTAGTTGATACGCTTAAAGACCTTGTAATAGAAGGCGATGAAAGCGGCCTTACAAGTATGCAAAAAAATCAAGTTTCTCAAGCAAGAAACAGAACTGAAATGACCATTAACCACATGCGCAAATTTGAAAGTGCGAAACTTCCAAAGCCAAGTGAGTCTGCAAAAGACTTTATAACTAGAGTTCGTGAGTTAAAGCAGCTTCTTGGTTACGATAATATTGAAGACATTCCAGAACACGTTTTAAACGAAGTACAAAAAGTAATAGATAAGGGAAGATAATGGCAGAACCATATATTCTAACGCCTGTTACTGGTCAGCGGACTTCATTCTTTAACCCTACGTTTACAAACTCTGTTTACAGTAACATTTCTTACTGGAAAGACCCTGTTGTCTCAAATGGGCTTTACGATAGATGGGCTGAAAGGGAAGAGTTTGATCGTGTAGTAGAACCTTTCTACAAACCGATTGAAGAAGACCTTATGCTTGCCGCTACGAAAGCAGAGTTTGATGTAAAGAAAGAGCTTTATTTAAAAGCACAAGCAGACAGAGGTGTGTTAAGCAAGGCTTCTGTAGGCCAAACGCTTGCCGCAGCTCTTCTTGACCCTCTTGCTGCTATTCCAATCTTTAGGTTTACAAGAGGTGTTACCGCCGCAAAGCAAGCATTAAACCTTGGCGGCACTGCAACGGCTATTGCAGCAGGGGAAGAGGCTATTCGGTACTCAAGTATGCCTGATTACGATTGGCGCGAGGGTGCGGCTTATATTGGCGGTTCTGCGATATTAGGAAGTGGTCTTGGGTTTGTCGCTGCAAAAGGCAAGGGTATGTTTAACGGTGCAATGACTGATGCACACCGCCGAATACAAGATCACTCTTTAACTATTCTTGAAATGGAAAAATTTGGAGAGCTTCAAGCAAGATTGGCTTCTGGCGCAAAAATGGAAAGGCCGTTTAAAAGCTTTGGCGACCAACAGCTAACAGCAGAAGTCCAAAACATGACCCAGAGGATTCACGGAATTGCAAAAACAATTGCAGAAGTGGAAGATGGGGTTCATCCTGTTTTAGGGCCTGACAAATTAGATGGCTTAGTTTCTAGTTTAAATAAGACCACTAAAGAAAGAGATATTGTTATTGATGAGATGAACAAGAGGCGGTTAGATGAAGGGCTTACTGTTTCAGAAGACCCTTATAATCTTGCTGCAAGTTTTCTTGATAGGTTGGATATTTTACCAACGCCAATAAAGGCGATTGCTCGATTTAAGCTGCCTAAGAACGCTTCGCCAGAGCTTAAGCAAGCTATAAATAGATTTAAGAAATCTTCATTGCTTTTAGCAGGTGATAGCTCTTTGCTTTACGCAGGGCAAAAACTAGGGATGACCTTGCCGCCAAGTGTTCACATAAGAAACCAACTAAGAAGAGCAGACGTTATCCAGTTTGAGTCAGACCTTACTCGAATCTGGAAAGAAGCAACTGATGCTCCACGCATTGCGCCGAACCTTGTCCGTAAAGCAACGCGCTCAAGCGTAAGCTTAGATAAGTGGGCTGAAAGAACGCTTATAAAACATATTACTGGTGAAAACTTAACGGCTAAAGAAAAAGAAGCCGCAGAGTTATTCCAAAAATACTTTGACCGAATGAGAAATGAGGCAACAGGGGCAGGTGTAATTGGCTCAAGTAATTTTTTGCAATCAAGAATAATCCAAAAACAAAGCAAAATAGATCACGCCGAGGATAAACTGCAAAGAGCAAGGGAAAACGGATATGAGGATGCGGAGGAATATTGGAGCGCCCAAATAATAAGAAATAGGGAAGACCTAGCAGAGCTTGAAAACAGTTTGACATATGTGACAAGTGGTGACGTTCGGCCTATGGGTAAAAAAGAACCATATTTTATGCGTATGTGGGATCACAGAGCTATAGACTTAGATGAAAAAGGCTCTCAGACATTTAGAACAATACTTACAAACTGGATCAGGCAAAATCCGTTTGGAATAAAGTACAATAATAAAACTGGTCTGCATGAAAAAGCAAATTTAACAGGTGATTTGGAAGCCCAAGATAAATACGTTGATTCAGTTATTCGCTCTATACTTAGCGATGACGTTCCTTCTGACATCCCGACATCTAAAAGCATTAAGTTCCCAAGCAGAGCTATTGCTATCCCAAACTCTGAGGTTGTTGACTTTATAAATACAAATGTCCGTGAGGTAATTCGGACATATAACACCAGAATGGGAAGTAAAATTGACTTTGCAAATATGTTTAAGCAAAATTACGACGAGCTAGCAGACGAGCTTACTGGTGATTTGCTCTCTAATGGCATGAAGTTAGAGGATGTTAATGAGTTAAGGCAAAACCTTACAATTCTTTATAGGCGTGTAACTGCATCTGTGCTTGATAATCCAACAAGTTTTTCTGCAAAAGCTGTGCAGTTCTTAAAAGAGTATGCTTCTTTGAATTATCTTGGCGGTGCAGGGATTACTGCAATTGGTGATATTCCAAAGATCGTTATGGAGCATAGCTTTAAGGATATATTTAGAGTATCGCTTGGAGCAATGGAAAGCGCTTCTGTTCAGCGTCAATTTCACGAAATAAAAGGAATCTATGGCGAGGCTGTAGAGCTTTCTTTAGGAATTGTTCAGCAAAAAGTTCTAGAAGAAACTGGCGTTAAGATTGGCTCTGACGTTTGGAACTCAGTAAAGAATATAGGCTTTATTGCAAACGGACTTGGCCCTATGACTGTTGGCCTAAAAACTATATCTGGAACTCTGTCTGTCCATAAGTTTATACAGATAGCTAAAAATGTAGAGGCAGGTAAAACGTCTAACTTTGAGTTAGAGTTTGCTGCAAGATATGGTCTTGATCCAAAGCATTTAAAGGCAATTGCAAAAGCGCCAACAGAAATGACAGAAAGAGGTTTGCACGTTGGCAATATATCTGAGTGGGCAAGCTCTGGCGTTCCAACAGAAGCAATTGTGGCATTTAGGGCTGCTGTGTCTCAAAACATAGCGAATACAATTCTTACATCTTCACCTGCTACTAGATTTAAATATGCAGATGGCTCTGTGTTTCTTAAGATTAAAAATGCTCGAAAAATTATGCCAAATATACAAGAAGACCCAAGCTTTCCGGGCTATGCTCGGTGGGAAATGCCAATTGCTACACTTCCGTTTCAATTTTACAACTTCTCAATGTCAGCAATGGCTAACATTTTGCAAACATCAGCCCAAGGCCAACTAAAGTCTAAGTATGCAGGTTTTGCGACTATGATTGGCATGGGTTATTTAATTGCAAAGATCAAAACTCCATCTTGGGCATGGGAAGAGATGGATTATGACCAAAGATTTATGGCGGCAGTCGAAAGAAGTGGTATATCTTCTGTTTATGGAGATGTTGCATTTAATTCTATCAGGGTTGGGGTTCAGCTTGGACTTAATGATCCAGATAATGATGCTGTTAGACTACCTTATTATGGTGAAGACGGATTTGCCGAAGGCATGATGACAATCATGGGCGCAGGGCCGTCTACCATAAAGGACTTTGTTGACGCAGGTGCTAAAATCGGTCAGCAAGAGTATGCTGATGCCGCAAGGGAATTTTACTTTAGCTTACCATTGACCCAATTGTTTTGGGTTAAGGAAGATTCTAAAGCGTTTATTGATTACGCAACTAAATCTGCATTTGGGCGGCAGTAATTTGTCCTAGTTTATTTGTGCGTTGCTCTTCTTTGCCTTGTCGTGGGAAAACAGGTCAAAGAGGTGACACATGACCATAGATATTTCTAACAACAATCCAAGAGTAAGCTACGCTGTAGCCCAAGGCGCAACGCAGACTTCATTTACTGTTAACTTTGAGTTCTTTGAGAACGCAGATTTGAATGTCTATGTGGATGGGACAAAGAAAAGTCTAACTACACATTACACTGTAAGCGGCGGTAGCGGATCAACTGGCACTGTTACGATGTCAGTCACAGGGGCAACTGGCGGCTCCACTGTGGTAATTACGCGCGACACCACTATTGAACGCACTACTGACTTCTCAGCAGGTGCAGACATTAACAGGGCTGCGCTCAACACTCAGCTAGATACTATTACAGCTATGGTTGCTGACATTGAGGATCAGGCCAGTCGTGCAGTCCAAGTGTCAGACCACGAAACTGCGCCCTCTTTGGAGTTACCTTCGCTTGATAGTCGTAAAGGTACAGTTATGGGCTTTAACGCTAGCACTGGTGCTGTGGAAGCAGGGCCAAAGCTTGCTGACGTTAGTACGCTTGCTGCTGTTACGGCTGACATTGCAACGCTAGCTGACATTGAAGATGGTACAGATGCAACAAATGCTATTCAAGCTGCCGCTTCTAATTCTTCTAACATTAATACTGTTGCAGGAATCTCTGGAAATGTAACTACAGTTGCAGGTGTCGCATCTAATGTGACCTCTGTTGCAGGTAGTACAACAAACATTAATACGGTTGCAGGTTCAATCTCAAACGTAAACACAACAGGAAGCAACATCTCTTCCGTAAACACAAACGCGACTAACATCTCAGCAATCCAAGGTGCGTCTGCAAATGCGTCAACCGCTACGACTAAAGCTTCGCAAGCAGCAACCTCTGCCACCAATGCGGCATCAAGTGCCACCTCTGCGGCAACAGCGCAGACGGCTGCGGAAGCTGCGCGAGACAGCGCCCTATCTGCTCTTGATAGCTTCGATGACAGATACCTTGGGGCAAAGAGTTCAGCGCCAAGCGTTGACAACGATGGGAACGCTTTGGCTTCTGGTGCGCTCTACTATGACACAACTGCAAACGCGATGCAGGTCTATACTGGCTCTGCATGGGTAGCAGCTTACGCCTCTTTGTCTGGCGCGTTGCTAGTTACAAACAACCTGTCTGACTTAAACAGTGCTGCCAATGCTGCAACCAACCTTGGGCTTGGCACTGGTAATACACCCACGTTTAACGGCGTAAATACTACTGGTGACATTTCGTTTGGCGATAGCGATAAGGCTAAATTTGGCGCTTCAAATGATTTAGAGGTGTATCATGATGGCAATAACTCTTATGTAGATGATACTGGGAGCGGGGGGCTAATCCTTCGCGGCAATGCCGCCGTGACGATCGGTAAGTACACCGGCGAAACAATGGGGTACTTTGAGGCTGACGGTGGAGCTTACCTATATCATAACAATGCAATCAAATTTCAGACGACCAGTAGCGGAGCTTATCTTAATGGCAGCTTAGGCGTGGGAACTAACAGCCCCACGCATCCTCTCCATGTTCGAGATTCTTCGGGCAATGGCTCAATGTCTGTTGGTAGCAGTGCGGGTTTAGAAATAAGCCACGACAACTCAGGTAATACTACCCAAAGAATAGACAGTTTGTACCGCACAACTAGCGACAATGCTAATTTACAGCTTCGGACAGGCACACTTACTATGCACACTGGTGCATCAAATGCAGAGCGTATGCGGATTACCTCTGGCGGTGATGTGGGCGTGAATGTTACCCCACAGGTTAAGATGCACGTCAAGGGCGACACAAATCAAAACGTCATGATTGTGGATGCAACTGGCACATCTGCAAACTATATTTTTGATGTTCGTGACGATGGCTCTTCTATGTTTAAAGTTGACAATAATGGTCGCGTAGAGTTGTCCTCAGGTGATTACCAATTAAAAATTAACCAAGGCTCTAACCAACCTTGGTATATACGTCACACTTCTAGCAACAACTTAACGCTTCACCGAAATGGAACAGGTGACTTGGCATTGCTCGACAATTCTGGCAACTGGCACGTCGATGGCAATGTTACCGCTTACTCAACCTCAGTTTCCGATTTGCGCCTTAAAGATGACATCAAGCCAATCGAAAACGCTTTAGATAAAGTGAGCCAGATAAATGGCTACACATTTACTTACACAACCGATGGCAAGCAGAGCGCAGGGGTCATTGCGCAGGAGGTCGAGAAGGTTCTTCCATCTGCGGTTTCAGAAAGCACATTGCCTCTCAAGACAGATGACGATGTTGAATACAAAACTGTTGAATATGACCAACTCGTCGGCTTGCTTATTGAAAGCGTCAAGGAACTGAAAGCTGAAATTGAGGAGTTAAAGAATGGCGCTTCAAAGTAGTGGACAGATAAGTCTTAATGACCTTCATGTAGAAGCAGGTGGCTCTTCTGGCAGTGAGTGTTCGTTCAATGACAGTGACATCAGAGATTTAATAGATAAAAGTTCTGGCGCTCAGTCTGCTATGAATGAGTTCTATGGAGCATCTTCTGTTACTGCCCCCGTTTGGAACGGTAGCACCTACACATTTGACCTTGGTACTCCCGACACTATTGAAACCAAAACAGGTAACTTTACTCTTTCACAAGGCGGTGCTGTTGCAATCATTGCGATTGGTGGCGGCGGCGGTGGTGGAACTGTCCCTGACAACGATAACCCTAAGAGTGCTATGGGTGGTGCAGGTGGCGGTGTTTCAATTAAGGGAATAGTAGGTACATCTGGAATGTCGTTTACAGCCTCAAGAGGCGGTGCGGGACAGACTGGTGAAACTTATACATCCACGTATGCAAGGGCTGCGGGGCTTGCAGGAGGTAATACAACTGTATCAGGAAACGGCATATCACTAACAGCCAATGGCGGTGCAGGTGGCGCGATTGTGACCAGTTCCAGTACCATGTATGGCGGTTCTGCATCTGGCGGTGATGCTAATTACGCAGGTGGAAACGCTAGTCCGATTGGAGGAAACACTGCCGGAGGTGGTGGAAGTGCAGGGGGCGGTAATAGTAACACTGGCAATTATAATACCACTTCAAATGCTTCGCCCCTAGATACAGGTTGGTTAGCCCCTTACATTGGACGAGGTGGAAACGGCGGTGCGTCAGGCAATCCGTATTACCAAGGTAGTGATGGAAGCAATTACGGCGCAGGTGGCGGCGGCGGTTGGATGTACACTGGTGGTTCTAACGAAGGTGACGGTGGTTACGGTTCTGCGGGTATCATTCTTGTCTGTTATTGGACTTAACTTGGAATAAATAAATGAAACAAACAGTACAATCAGCGCATCAACGCATCGACGGATTGGAGAAAGAAGTCGTGGCAATTAAAACGGAAATGGAAATCCAGTTTAAAGATTTGTTCAATAGAGTAAAGCGACTAGAGGCTGTGGTCATAGGCACATCTGGCTTTATTATTGTTCTTCTTTTACGGATGACAATGCAAGGTTAATAATGGTTGATCCCCTAACGGCCTTCGCCGCAATCAAGGCGGCAGTTTCCGCAGGGCAGGAACTGGTCAACGTCACCAAGCAAATTGGTGAGTTCTTTGATGGCGTTGATGATCTGCGCAATAAGCACAACAAAAAAAAGAGCAGCGCCTTTTCTGGTGAAGACGAAAACGCAATGGAGACTTTTGTTGCTTTGCAGAAAGCAAAGGATGCAGAGGAAGAGTTGCGTGAGTTAATAATTCATTTGCGTGGGTACTCTGCTTGGCAGGATTTAATAGCTATTAGAGCTAGGGTTCGGCGTGAAAAGAAGGAACGTGAAGAAGAGCAAGCTAGGCTAAAGGCTGAAAGATTCGAGAGCCTTGTTATATGGGGAAGCGTTGGCTTGATTCTTACATTGGTAAGTGGCTTTGCAATTGTTGTTTTGCTTGGCGTAACAGGGAGGATATAAATGGCACACACTGTTATAGATGACTGGAAGATTGTACCCCGACTTATGATGATAGCTGTCACCATTCTGACCTATCAATCTGTTCACTGGTATATGTCATTGCCTGACCCCACCATACAGCAATCAGGTTTAGTATCTGTTTGCATGGGGGCGCTCACAGGCTGTTTTGGAATCTGGATGGGTAAGGAGTCACAAAGATGATACAAGCTCTCATAGCCCCCCTCACAGAGCTTGCAGGGGGATGGTTGAAAGGTAAGGCAGACAAGCAAGCTGCTGATGCCAAGCTCAAGCTTACAGAAGCAGAAGCGAAAGCAAAAATTCTACTCAGTAAAGAAACCAGTGTAGCGGACTGGGAAAAAATTATGGCGCAGAACTCTGGGTCTAGTTGGAAGGACGAATGGCTAACAATTTTATTTTCAATTCCATTAATCTTAGTCTTCACAGGGGATTGGGGCAGACAAGTTGTTGAAGAAGGTTTCATTGCTTTGGAAAAAATGCCATCGTATTATCAATACACCTTGGGCGTTATCGTAAGCGCAAGTTTTGCGGTAAGGTCGGCTACTAAATTTTTCGGCAAAGGGAAATAAAAAATTGTTTTTGAATAAAAAAATCTGCGGTTATAAAACAATCAAAAACCGCCTTGAATATGGGGCCTGTTTGTGGAGTAAATAAAATGAGCTTTAAACTATCAGATAGAAGTATGTCTCGTCTTCGTGGTGTTCACCCTGATCTGGTCAAAGTGGTGAAGGCTGCGATTGATGTTACTGATGTAGACTTTGGTGTTGGAATCGGTTTGAGAACTGAGGAAGAACAGGCTGCTCTT